ATGCAGGACGGCGCGTTCGTGGATAAACTCGTGTCGGCCGGATCGGACGCGCATCGGCTTGCCGCTGCGCAGAAGATCGCGGCCAAGCGGCTGCTCGCGCTGGATGGCGAGGTCTATCCGCACGACGGCTGCGCGATCACCCTGTCGGTGCTGATGCAGGCGGCGGGAAGCGACCTGCCGGACGTGTTCCGCGCCTTCGATCTGGTCGCGGCGCTGAAGCGGCGCGGCTGGACGGCGGTGCCGCCCGGCGCGCAGCGGGCGGGCGACGTCGGGACCACCTGCGGCCCCGCGCCGCACCACGGCACCGATCACGTCTATCTGCTGCTCCGCAAGGTCGGCGCCGACGAGATGATCATCGCCGACAACCAGGCCCCCTATCCCCACTTCCGCTACGCCAGCGCCCACGGCGGCAAATCGCCGACGACGGGGTTTTTGCGGGCGGGGTAAGGCGCCGCATCGGGCGGCCTTCCCATCTCGGCGCTTATCCCGTTCGAGCAAGGAAGCGTCATGCTGAACGCGTTTCAGCATCCACCGCGCCTCCATGACTGCCGCTCCTGGACGAGGGGTGGATCCTGAAACACGTTCAGGATCACAGAACGGAGCGCCGAGGCGTCGCCCCTTATTCGAACGGGATATGCAGCGTCTGGTTTTGGGGTGAGCCCATATCTACGCAAGCAACGTCCCCGGCGGGGGCTGGTGGAAGGCCAATCCGGGCGTCACCCAGTCGCTCAGTTTCACCCCCGCCACCCCGGTCGATCGGTTCGAGGTGATGGCGCCGACCTACCCCGGCAACGGATCGTTCGACCTGAGGATCGACGGCGGCGCGGCGACCGTGCTCACCACCAACGCGGCCGCGGGGATGACGAAGCTCGTCGTCACGGCGACGAGCGCGGGGATCCACACGCTCACCGTCACGCCGCAGGCGGCGAACGCGGGCACCACCTATCTGGGCTGGATCGATGCCTGGAACGGCGCCGCGCCGGCGATCGGCATTGCCAACATGGGCTTTCCCGGATCGACCGCCGGGCAGTGGACCGACAGCGGCGCGCCGTATCGTTCGCCGTTCGCCGTGCCTTATTACGGCGCGGCGCTGGCGATCGTCGATCTCGGCATCAACGATTGGAAGGATGCCGGCACCGGCGTGGCCGCGTTCCGCACGACCTATCAAAGCCTGATCGCCACGCTGAAGGCGGGCGGCAGCGACGTGATCGTCCTCGTGCCGTTCCCGTCGTCGACGAGCCGGGCCCCGGTGGCGCAGCAGGCGGCCTATATCCAGGTGCTCTACGCGCTGGCGAAGGCGAACAATTGCGTGCTGATCGACATGACCAGGCGCTTCGGCAGCTATGCCCAGCAGGCCGCGCTGACGCCGAGCCAATATGCCGACGCGCTGCACCCGAAGGCAACGCTCTACGCCAATGCGGCGCGGCTGATCGCCAGCGTGCTGCTGCGGTGAAGCGCCCCTCTCCCTCAAGGGAGAGGGCTTTCAATCCTCTACCTCTTTCGCCGGGCCGACCAGCCGCACGCAGAGCGTGAAGAACAGCCACGGCCCGACGAACACCGCCGCCAGCTTCCACCAGATATCCTTGCGGTGGCATTTGAGCGTGATCGTGATCGGGTGGCCGTCGGTCAGATCGAGCCCGGTCTCGCTCGCGTCGTGGATCTCGGTCTCGTCGGTGTCGGCGACGCATTGGTGGCTGTGGGCCTCGCGCTTCGCCCATTCCTGCGCCTCGGCGCGGGTGACGAAGCCGGCGCGGGTCTCGATCACGCTGTGGTGGAACCAGATCGGCAGCACCATGCCGAGCGAGCAGATCAGCGCGAGCGGCCAGACGTAAATGTCGAGATGCGATCGGCGGATCATCCCGCCCGCATAAGCGCGCCCCACGGGGACGCCAAGAATTTAGGAGACGATCATGGATTTTTCGGACGGCCCTCCTTCGGGAAGGGGCGGCGGCTTGCTGCGCGCCGATCCGGTCCCCGCGCAGGCCGCGGCGGTGGCGGCGGTAAAGGCATATCTGCGCATCGACGGCGATCAGGAGGATGCGCTGCTCGCCCGGCTGGTGCCGGCGGCGATCGCGCATGGCGAGCGCTTCCTGGGCCAGGCGCTGATCGTGCGGACGATGCGGCAGGTGCTGCCGGTGGTCTACAACGATTGGCGGCGGCTCGGCATCGGCCCGGTGGCGGCGATCACCCTGATCGAGGCGGTGGCCGACGACGAGAGCCTGTTGACGCTCGCCCCCTCGGGCTATGCGCTCGACATCGACGCGAGCGGCGACGGCTGGGTGCGCGCGATCGAAATTCCCGCCGCGCGGATGAAAGTGACCTTCAGCGCCGGGCTCGCCGATGACTGGAGCGCCCTGCCCGAGTCGATCGGCCAGGGCGTGGTACGGCTCGCCGCGCATCTTTTCACCCACCGCGACGACGCGGCCGAGGCGGCGCCGCCGGCGGCGATCGCCGCGTTGTGGCGGCCGTGGCGGCGGCTGAGCCTGGGGATCGGGCTGTGACCGGCGAGTTCGCCGGCCGGCTCGGCGAGCGGGTGACGCTCTATCGCCCGGTGCCCGATCGCGATCCGCTCGGCGGCTGGACCGGCGGCTGGGCGGTACGCGGCAGCGCCTGGGCGCTGGTCGAGCCCGACGGCATGGGCGCCGAGAGCGTCGGCGAAGCGCCGGGCGCCGCGCCGCGCTGGCGGGTGACGATGCGGCCGCAGCCGCTGATCGTCGGCGATCGGATCGGCTGGGGGGCGGCGCAGCTGCGCGTCCGCGCCATCCGCACCGATCCCGCCACCCCCGATCGGATGATCGTGAGCACGGAGGAACAACCATGAAGCAGGCGGATGAAGCGATTTCGGATCTGGTCGATCGGCTGGTGGCGGTGGCGAAGGCGCTGCCGCCCGACGTGGCGGTGACGCGCGGGCCGGACGGCGTGACGATCGAAGGGCCGCGGCTGAAGCTGATGCGGATCGCCAACCCCACGCTGCGCGACCTGATCGGCACCGGGCTGATCGATCCGGGGGAGGGCGAACCATGAGCCTGGCCGGCGAACTGCAGGCGGCGCTGGTTGCGGCGCTGGGCGCGGCGCAGGGCGTGTCGGGGATCGTCTCTGGCGTGTTCGACGGACCGCCGCCACGGCCAGCCTTGCCTTATCTGACCATCGATCTCGGCCCCGGCCTCGACTGGAGCACCAAGACGCAGGCCGGGCGCGAGCAGCGGCCGACGATCACGATCTGGGAAGAGAGCGGCCGCACGCTGCGGCTGCGCGGGCTGCTCGATGCGGTCGGCGCCTGCGTGGCGGGGCTGAACCGCGATCTGCCCTCGGGCCGCATCGCCAGCCTGGTGCTGCTGCGCGAGCGCGTGGCGCGCGATCCGGCCGGGCCGTGGGCCGGGCTGGTCGAGCTGCGCGTGCGGATGCTGGCGGACTGAAATTCCCCCTCCCCTTCAGGGGAGGGGGCCGGGGGGTGGGGGAGTCCCTCGCGGTGTGGCCCGTGCGGCTGATGGCGTCCCCCACCCCAACCCCTCCCCTGAAGGGGAGGGGCTTTGTTAGGAAAGGAAAAATTATGTCTGTGGAAAGCGGAAGTGCCTTCCTGTTGAAGGTCGGCGACGGGGCTTCGAGCCCCGCATTCACGACGGTCGCGGGGCTGCGGACCACGCAGCTTTCGATCAACGGCGAGACGGTGGTCGTCACCAACAAGGGTTCGGGCGGGTGGCGCGAATTGCTGTCGGGGGCGGGAACGCGATCGGTGTCGGTGTCCGGCGCCGGGGTGTTCACCGGATCGGCGGCGGAGGCGCGGCTGAAGGGCAATGCGCTGGCCGGCGTGCTCGACGATTACCAGCTGAGCTTCGAAAGCGGCGAGCGGATGCAGGGCAGGTTCCTGCTCGCGCGGCTCGACTATGCCGGCGATTTCAACGGCGAGCGGTCGTACACGCTGGCGCTGGAAAGCTCCGGCCCGGTGGTGTCGCTGTGAGCGCGCTCGAGGTGGCGGCGGCGCCCGCCAATCCGGCGCGGGGCGAAGCTTCGATCACGATCGCAGGCGTGACGCTGACCTTGCGGCCGAGCTTCGCGGCTTTGGTCGCGGCCGAGGAGGAACTCGGGCCGCTACTGAGCTTCGTCGAGCAGGTGGGCATCGGCGGGGTGACGATCGGCCAGATCGTAAGCCTGTTCTGGCATTGCCTGGCCGACAAGCCCGGCGACCTGACCCGCGAGAAGCTCGGCGAAGCGGTGGTGGAGGCCGGGCTGGCGGCGGCGACGCCGCTGCTGAAGGTGCTGGTCGGGCAGATTTTGAGGGGGCTGTGAAAATCCTCCCCGAGCTTGGCTCGGGGAGGGGGACCGCCGCCGTAGGCGGTGGTGGAGGGGCAAATCCTCGATGTGCGGGAAGGCCCCTCCACCATGCTACGCATGGTCCCCCTCCCCGAGACAAGCTCGGGGAGGATTTTGCCGCCTCCGCCACTCGCTTGGCCGGCCTGGCCGGTGCCCTACTCGGCTGGCGGCCCCACGAATTCTGGCGCGCGACGCCTGCCGAACTGGCGGCGGTGCTGGATGCGCTCACCCCGCCGCAGGCCGCGCCCGTCGACCTCGCGCATTTGCAGGAGATGTTTCCCGATGGACGATGAGATCGAGCGGCTGGTGATCGGCGTGCGCGCCGACACCGCCGGCTTCGCGCACGATGTCGCGACGATGAAGGCGGCGCTGACGCAGGGGATCGGTTCGGGCGCGGCGAGCGCCGGCCTGTCGATCGCGAGCGCGCTGGCCAAGGCGACCAACAGCGGCAAGACCGGGTTCGACGATCTGAAGTCGGTCGCCCTGAAGGCGCTCGATGAGATCGCCGCGGCGGCGCTGAAGGGCGGCGGGGCGAGCGGGGGTGGCCTCGCGGGCCTCGCCGGCGGTTTGCTGTCATCGGTGCTCGGCTTGCCCGGCCGCGCGACCGGCGGTCCGGTGGCGCCGGGCGCGGCCTATCTGGTCGGCGAGCGTGGGCCGGAGCTGTTCGTGCCGACCGCCAGCGGATCGATCGCGCCGATCGCGCGTGGTGGCGGCGGGGAGGTGAAGGTCTCGATCACGGTCGCGGCGCCGGCCGGCAGCGCGCCGCAAGCCCTCGCACGATCCGGGCGGCAGGTGGCGCGCGCGGTGACCCAGGCGCTCCAGCAGGCGCAGGGTTAG